CCCTGCAGTTAGTGCAGTGTATACGAATACCGTTACAATCCCAAGAGATGCATTTGTAGTTAATGGCGGAGTAGCTAAACTACAATATATGATATCTACTGAAGATTGCGGGACTACATTAGAAATTCAACCAATCAATAGAAATAGAAACGTCAGAGTTGCTACTAGAACACCTACAGGTATCGGTGCAATAGGTGACATTCAAGGTACAATGTGCAGTGACGGAACATTTCTTTATTTGTGTATGGCTGATTATGATGGTACCACAGTTATTTGGAAAAAAATCACACTAGCTAGTATCTAATTAAATAAGTTGATGAATAATCATATTACTCATCCGTTCTTAGATTCATCTGACTTATCCAAAAAATCATCTGAAGAATTACAAACTGCTATTACCAGTTTGTATCAAAAGATGACCTTTGCTAGTCGCATGAACAATCAACATTTGGCTAACCAAATTCAAATGGTAATCAACAGCTATAACATTGAGTTAAAGAAGCGCATGGATGAGATGTATAAGAAACAAAACATCGACCAACAGATAAACATATCCAATGACAGCAAGAATTAATAGCGCATTTTCTTTTCAAACCGGAGTATATTTCGGTAACGAGTTCATATTAAACAGTTATGAAATTGATGTAGACTTCAATGTAGAATCAGAAATTATCCGTGAGCAAAATATTGCACTAGAGCGTATAAAATACTTTCTTAACTTCTGTTTACAAAACTCAATACTCATCTGTGAGGATGAAACTGAAACAATACAAAAGTATTTGGATGCTGACTTAAAAGTTTGCACATTACCAGAAGAGCCGTATGACCAAATCATTGGTATTATGTTGATAGCCAAACTCAATGCCATCAATGAAGGTAGATTAGTAGTGACCGATATTACTATCAGTTCTACTATGAGTGATGGAGTTTGGTGTAAGCATTCTATAGAAGAAAATCTGGGTCCATTCAATGCTCCTGGATGGTGGAATGATGCTAGTATTAGATTGACTTCTGCGACCAAACAAAACAAATCTAAAAAGGTTGTGAAATTAATTAAGAACAACGTAACTTGGGAAGATTTGTATCTTGGATGGGAAGAAACCCCATTAAACATTACGACTGGTCCATCCAATGAAGTTATGTTTGCTAACTTTGACAATAAAACGGACAAATAATATTTGACAATACGGATTTTATCTGTTACAATAGTAAAATGTATACAGATGAATATGGTCAACAAGTATTATCACATGATGATATTTGCAACATTTACCTAACAGACCCAGAAGCACAACTTAAACGTGCTTTGGTTGATAAGCCTGTACTCTTTAATGAATCATTGGAATTAACTAATAATACAGAATTCATTCTTTACAAGAAACCCGAAATTGCCATAAAAGAATTTGACACACAAAATCAGAATCAGTGGTTCATGCCTAAAGAATATGTTGACATGGACATTGCTAAATTTGTACTTGACCAAACAAATGGCTATGCTGAATTACAACGTGCTGGGCAAGAATTGATATTGTTCCAAGAACGTGGATTGTTTCCATTGTTAAGATATCTCAAGTATTTGGTTGACACAATGAGAGCAAATAATGTAGTTTGGGGAGTAGGACGAGGTAGTAGTATTGCTAGTTTTGTATTATTTCTTCTAGAGGTACATAGGATAAATAGTTTGTATTACGACTTGTCCATTGACGAGTTTTTAAAATAAAGGAGTAATAAAATGTCTAGAATGAGATCCGCAATCGGAAAAGAAATTGATATGTCAGCGTTGGCTAGCAAGCATGAACATGTAAGAGCCGCTGGAAATATGGGTGTAAATGCACGTGGTGATATTATTGACAGCAAAAATCAAGTTATCATGGATAACAATCAACGAATCGGGGGTGTATATAACAAAACCCTTGCTAGTAAAATGTATGGAGCAACGATTAGTAATCCTGATCAGGAACAATCGGATTTTAAAAAATCTGATTTAGTACCGGATGAGCCAATGTATGTTCCTCCGCCCGTAGAAGAAGAAGTAGATATTGTTACGCCAGAGGAAATGGAATTGTTAAATGATGATGAAGTAGCCGATGATTTTTCGGTTGATGACATTGTTAAAGTAGTTAGCCAAAAGCCTTGAAAACATTTAAACAATCACATATAATACACACATGAGTAAATTAGCATTTGAACCACATAAAGTTAAAGCAGTAAATCCCATTGGCAAAACAATTCTTGTCACTGATATGAACTTTGAAATACGCATTACATCCGGTGGAATTATTCTTCCCGGTGATGATGCAAAGAGTTCAGGAATCAGACCTCGCTGGGCACAAGTCTATGCAGTAGGACCAGAACATGATATTGAAGAAATTATCGTAGGTAAGTATATTTTAATAAGTCATGGTCGTTGGACTCGCGGCATTGATATTGAAGATGACACAGGTAAGAAAACTATTCGTAAGGTTGATCCTAACGATATTCTACTAGTAAGCGATGAACCTGTCAATGATGATACGATGAGTGATAAGGTATATTAATATGAAATGGTTTGACAAATGGTTTATGAAAAAAGTTCACTGGGCGAACAATACTCCACAAGAGAAAGATTATGATGACGGACCCAATCTTGTTATGACTGGCGCTAAAAATAAAGCCCATCGTGGTCTTGTAACATCACGTGAATCTGGTGAATTAGAAAGTCGTGGTATAACATTTACATTATATAATGCAAACGGCGGACATGTAGTTGAGTTGCGCCACTATGATGAGAAATCAGATAGAATGAAAAACTCATTGCATATCGTACCCCATGACAAAGACTTGGGTGAAGCATTAAACCACATTATCACTTACGAAGCATTGAAACGATGAAGAACAATCTCTGGGTAGAAAAGTATCGTCCTACGTCAGTAGAAGAATATGTTTTTGTTGATGCACGACAAAAGCAACAAGTAGAGGGCTGGATCAGTTCTGGTACTATCCCGCATCTATTGTTAAGTGGCGACCCCGGTACAGGCAAGACAACACTTGCAAAAGTATTAATACATCAATTGGACGTACAAGAGTATGATGTGCTAGAAATCAATGCGTCACGTGAAAACGGTATTGATAACATGCGTGACAAAATCAATGGGTTTGTACAAACAATGCCCTTTGGTAACTTTAAAGTCGTATTGTTAGACGAGGCAGATTATCTTACAGCGGCAGCACAAGCGGCATTACGTAATGACATGGAAGCTTATGCAGGTACAGTACGTTATATACTAACTTGTAACTATCAACATAAGATTATCCCTGCACTTAAGAGTCGTTGTCACGAATTCCATATTACTAAAACTGATATGACCGAGTTTACTGCACGTGTGGCAACTGTATTGGTTACCGAAAACATTCAGTTTGACTTAGATACATTAGATAGTTATGTTCGTGCTACATATCCAGACTTGCGTAAGTGTTTGAATCAAGTACAAGTCAACAGCAGTACAGGAACATTGTTACCACCAGTCAGTATAGGCAATAGCGAAGATGAATTATTGCTTGAAGCCACTACTCTTTTTAAGAATGGTAAAGTAATTGAAGGTCGTCAGCAATTAATGCAACACTTAGCATTGTATCCTACACGTATTGAAGATACGTATCGTTGGTGTTATGATAACATAGACTTGTGGGGGAAGACTCCGGATCAAAAAGATATGGCAATTATTGTGATTCGTAATGGTTTGGCTAATTTGAGTTTAGTTGGTATACCGGAAATTGCCCTGGCAGCAACTTTGGCAGAGCTTGTTAGTTTATAAGTTTCCAACCTTGAACTGATTTAACTCTACCATACCGATTTACTAAATTTGAAACATTGCTATGCGGTGCACTGGTTTTCTTTATTAATTCAGCCTGTGTAGCAATTATTCTTTCTTTAGTAATTTTGTGTTCAAAAATATATTTGGTATGGTCAAATTTAGGATTGTCTGATCCAAGTTGAGATTCACTTCTAAATTGTCTGAATTTATCAGTCTTAGCTGGATTCAATTCACCAGTTTTCCAGCCAGGTCCCCCTCCTGTTTCAGGTATACGATTAGCCCAAATTTTATTACCATAATTATCCATTGCAGACACTATGTTCCATAGCTTGCTGTAATATCTACCCCAATATGAAAATTCTTCCATAGACGAACATTCTTTGATTATTTCGGTTGTTATATCAAAACCATTTTCTTCTAAATGAATTTTCCAATCTACACCTGAACCGGAATACAAATTTGGATTTTTTTGGGTGGTTTTGCACAGGTATTTTAATCCTGTTTTATTGTGTGTCTTGAGACAAAGATAATAAATAGTCATGCTGATTGCTCCTTTGTAGCATTAGAGTAGTTGGGAACTCCAATTCCGCGAACTACAATATTATTTATCAAAGGAGAATATTATCCGATATCTATTAGTAACTTACGTAAAGAAACCTGACGGTAAAATTGA